GTATAACATAAGTACTAACATAACGACATTTATAGTTTTTAAGAAAATGAATGATAATCCTCGCTATTTTGAACTTAGCGAAATGATGGATCGTGCACGTGCCTATTTATCAAACCTTAAAAATAACGCGGATCGAAAAACTCACCCTTCAGAACGATTTTTGAAATTTTTTAAGAAAGTAAGGACTGTTTACGATTATTTGGAAGATAAGCAAAATGGGACTTTTGAGATAGGTCCATTTCAAATAGTGTTAGATGAAAAACTTTGGATTCGACAGCTTACTGATGTAGCTAGACTTATACTTGTGGAGAAGTGTGTAAAATTTGAGAATGCACTGGTGATTAGATTTAAAGATCGAATTTCTAGAATCGCACCTGCTTTTGTAGAAGAGATAGATTTGTTGCTTCTTAAATCTGGCTTTTCTCCAAAGAATGTAATACCTGTAGACATAACCCCATCCCCAGTACATAAGAAAGCTCCCTCTTTTCCTCGACCTCAGGTCAATGTCCAGTCGGTCCAACACCTTTTGGTTTTGGAGGGACAGTATATGGGGGTTTTTCGGTACCCTTTTACTACATCATATGTCTTTGACACTGAGTATGGTTTGGCAGAAAATCACGTCACAGGGTTCAATAAAGTGGCTGCATATAAAACACGATGGCGATTAGGTGATAATATATGCGCACCTCGAGAGCCAGTAATGAATGAACTCTTATTCGCTGCAGACATTTTAGCTTACATTTTCAAAGTTCGAGAGCAGCCTTCTTGTACTATGAATTTCTCTTTAGAGAACATAGAGCGCATTTTACGTGGGAAAGATACATCTATAGGGTATCCACCATTTGAGCTATATTCAGTCACTCCAGATCTCCAGCGTAAAGGATTAGGAGCGAAAAAGAAGGATGTTGGTCCCCAGGTGTACAAGTTCATCAAAGGATATTTGGATGTAAAACAGAGACAAATAAACGGAGAGTCAGTAGAAGCTCCAGATTTGCTGTCCATACGAGTTGAGTGTGAGAAATATGATTCCATGGTTCAAAATCTATTAGATGGGAAGCTTTCGCCTGAAGATGCAAAGAAAATTTTAGAGAAAGTTCGCCTTTTTTATATCGCTAATCCAGTGGACTATGTCTTTGATTATGTCATAGGCAAGCCCTTTTCTAACGTTTATCGATACTTTCTCTCAGCCATAGGTATTAGAGCTGAGGATGGAGGCCTCCAGTCCTTGTGGGACATTCTTTCAGGGTGTGGTACTAGTCCATTAGTAGCTAAATGGGAAGCTGCTAGTATCCAGATTTGGGAAGACTTAGGAGTAGATCTAACAATACGCCAGTACGGAATGGGAGACTTTTCTGGATTTGACCAAACTCTCTTGGCAGAAGTCCTTGGTGTGGTTGCCTCTATGGCAGAGGTTTTCTTTGAACAATCGGATGGCATATCGCCAGAACTTCAACGTTTTTTGATAATGGAGTTCATTAAACGCATGGTCATTAAACTCATGTATATGTATGGACTCGACATCCACTCTTGGGTTTTTGGAACTATGTTCTCTGGTGATTACATGACCTCTAATGGAAACACTTGTTACCTCATGTTGATATTCATAATGTACTTGGTTCGACTCCTTCGGAAGTATCCTTCTGATACTATACTCAAAACCATAATCACAACTGGAATGATTGTTTTTGGTTTCTATGGAGATGATCATTTGGGTGGTTGGCCGCTTTATGCGAATAATTATCACTTATATGACGATAGTGACAACATACTACGAGATTTCATAAGCTTTTGCGTTAATGTTTTCGGTATGCGTTATAAGTGGGATGAATATGCCATATTTGATGACGTATATTCTCTCCATCAATTTGAGACCCTCTCTAATGGTGCTGTTATAGAAGTGGCAGGGAGGGAAGGTCCAACTTTCTTAAAGAATCAAGTTAGCCACACCTACTTGGACGGGGTTTACTTAGGAGCTTATCCATATAGAGCCACTAACCAACTTTTGGCCAAAATGGGATTTTCTCTGACTGCAATGAAGAATCCGCATATGCATATGTGTTTGCTGGCATCTCTAGCGCGATTATCCTCGGGAAATCTGGAGGCATTTTCACAGATTCGTATAGCCTATGAGTATTTTTCCGGGCTTTATGGAGAACCTGGGATTGACATTTGGAACGCTTTCTTCGATTCTAAGACTAGTGGATCTATTCGTAGTGTCATTAAGGAACGATTGACGACCTTTCCCCTCATTCATGAACTTCACATGCGTCAAAACTTGGGGTATGAGCAGGACACAGGTTTTCCAGCCTTCAATTCGAAGGGAGATCCAGTAGATGGGCGAGCGTATTATAATTTAGACGTTGACCTTGTAGACTTCATTCAGTCGAGATACGCTCCAGAGTTCGATTCTGATTCTGACTCGTAGAGTCAAGTCATAAAGGTATCCTTGAGACCTATTAAAAGTCGGGCGTTTCTATATACTTTCGATATAAGTGTTGTAGATCAAAAATATATTAATGGTGAT